CAATGTAATTAATTAATTGAGGTAAGTACAAATGCAAGAACCAACAGTTGTAGTAGAAGCTCTACTACAAACACCTAAAAAATTCTCACTGGAAATTGAGCTCATCGCCAAGAAAAAGAATATCTCACATATGGATGCCGTTATAGATTATTGTTCCAGAAATAACGTAGAGCCACAGAACATCGCTAAGCTGATAACCAAAGGTCTTAAAGAAAAGATTGAGGCAAATGCAAGAGATTTAAATTATTTAGAAAAAACAGCACAATTACCAATTTAGTTCTTGACATTGAACTGAAAATAGTGTAATATAGAATCTATAAACTAAACAAAGGAGTAGTTTTTAATGTCTGAAAGTAAAAACAATGCGTTTGATGCCCTTGGTGGTATTCACTTAGAAAATCGTATCAAAGAACTTGAATACGATTGTGCAGAGTTGACAAAACAAAATGAGCAACTTAGAGAACGATGTAAAGAACTTGCCACCCGAATGCCTGAATGGCCTAAGGGATATCGTCCTACAAGAAAAGTTCATACAGGTGAAAAGAAGAGGTATAATGAACGTAGACCTAATTGATAAACTGGGCAGCGATCTCTCTGTAGTGAATGCTGCCCGTGTTTCTTTTGCAAAAGAGTCAGAATTAGAGTGGGTGGAAAAAGAAAATTCGCCTACCATGTATGAACAGACTTTAAGTGCTAAAGACAAAAAGTTAGTAGGTTACCTTGCTAAACATGATCATTGGAGTCCTTTCGCCCATGCCTCTTTGCAGTTTAGGATCAAAGCACCAATATTTGTTGCACGACAATTAGTTAAACATCAAGTAGGTTTGGTGTGGAATGAAGTGAGTAGACGTTATGTTGATGATGAACCAGAGTTTTACATTCCTACAGAATGGAGACTTAAAGCTAAAGATAAGAAGCAAGGTTCGTCTAATGAAACTATTGAATATGACATTCAAAGTACTATAAAGTTTGTAACACAAACATATAATAATCTTTTGAATGCAGATGTTGCACCAGAGATGGCAAGAATGGTTTTACCACAAAACTTATATACCGAATGGTATTGGTCTGGTACTCTATTTGCTTTCGCAAGAGTATGTAATTTAAGATGTAAACCAGATACACAATGGGAAACACAACAAATTGCACAACAAATTGATGCATTGGCAAGAAAAAAGTTTCCTGTTGCTTGGGGAGCATTGAGGCCTGAATGACTACACACTTAGTTTATGGAAATGGTGAATCAAGACCAAGAGAATTACTAGATGGTAATTTTATCACATGGGGATGTAATGCAATTTATCGTGATTTTATGCTTGACAATTTGGTTGTAATAGACTATCCTATGCAACAAGAGGTTTATGAATCAGACTATCCAATGAAGAATAAATGTTGGTTTGCTGATTGGGAAGTTTTACCTGCTGGATTTTTACCAGATGCAATAATATCAGGTTGGAATGATCCAGTATATGAATCACCAAAAAAAGATAGACACTCTTGTGTAGTACAAGGTAAAACTAAAGAAACTGTTGAGGAAAACTTACAAGAAATGCTTCAACATAGTCCAGACTTAGATGTAGAAGACTTTAAAAGAAAAGCTGGAAAAGACGTTGGATTATATATTACTTGGGTTGAAGAATACAATGATAAAGTAATTAATATTGATTATCCTAAAGGATGGTCAGCTGGAAACACCGCATTATATCTTGCTTGTAAGTATGGTGCAACAGAAATATATATGTTAGGGTTTGATGGAAGTGATTATAACAAACCTATAAATAACGTATATAAGGGTAGTAATAATTATCTACCCGAAAATAGCAGGGGGTTTAACCCTGTTAACTGGAACAACCAGTTTAAAATGATACAAAGGGATTTTCCTAATGTTCAATTTTATAAGGTTGGAACAGATTTAACATACGAAGAACTAAAACAAAAACATACGTTAACATAAGGAGACTTAAATGTCATTAGATACGTTAAAAAGAACTAACTCACTTGATAAACTTCTTGGTGCAGTTCAACAAGAGAATGCACCACTAGAGAAAAAATCATACAAAGATGAACGCCTGTGGAAACCAGAACTAGATAAGTCTGGTAATGGTTATGCAGTGCTTCGTTTTCTTCCTGCAATAGAAGGTGAAGATTTACCTTGGGCAAAGGTTTGGAATCATGCGTTTCAAGGGCCTACTGGTCAATGGTATATTGAAAATTCTCTTACTACTATCGGTAAAGCCGATCCTGTATCAGAGTTAAACTCTACATTTTGGAATACTGGTATTGAATCAGACAAAGAGATCGCCCGTAAACAAAAAAGAAAGTTACAATACTTCTCTAATATCTATGTGGTGTCAGACTCTAAACACCCAGAGAATGAAGGTAAAGTATTCTTGTTTCGTTACGGTAAGAAAATCTTTGACAAACTGATGGCATCAATGCAACCAGAGTTTGAAGATGAAACACCAATTAATCCATTTGATTTTTGGCAAGGTGCTAACTTCAAACTAAAGATTCGTAAGGTTGATGGTTATTGGAATTATGATAAATCAGAGTTTGAAGCTCCATCTGCAATGTTTGATAATGATGGACAGATTGAAGAAGTTTGGAAGAAAGCATATTCTCTTAATGAGTTTAGTGCTCCAACTAATTTCAAGTCCTATGAGGAACTAAAAACTCGACTTGATACTGTTCTCTCTGGAACAACTACTGTAGGTAATGTAATGGAAACACTTACAAAAGACCCAGAACCAGAAATGGCGCCTTGGGTTGATACTAAACCTACTGAAGCATCTGCTCCTGTAGCTAAAGAAGAAGACGATACAATGTCATACTTTGAGAAGTTGGCAAACGAATAGGTCTGGTCATCCTGCTCAGAAGTCAAAGGCCTCCCTGACATCTGACCAAACGACTAATGCCCCCCTTAGCTAGCATCTTTTGGGGGGCATTTTTATAATTATCTATAAAGAGAGTTAATATAATGAAAAAAATAATTAAAAGTGAAACCAAAAACTGGTTTGAAGAAGTTGGAGAAGACGGTGTTCGCCGTATTAGAATAGAAACTTCCACTGAAGTACATTTCTCAAATGAAAAAACAGTAAAACACAATCCAATTGTGTCTAGTAAAGTGGAGTATTTATAAATGAATTTATTGAAAGACTACCAAAGTTTTGTAAATGAAGTAACAAGCGATCAATCAAAAAACTTACCTGATATGATTAATGCATTGGAGATACTAAAAGAACAGGGAGTTGAACCATCAAGGTTACTTACTGCTGGTATCGGTATGGCTGGTGAAGTTGGTGAGTTTAATGAAATAATTAAGAAGTGTCTATTTCAAGGAAAGGCAATGGATGAAGAAAGAATTATTCATCTACGCAAAGAACTTGGAGATGTAATGTGGTATATTGCACAAGCTTGTTTGGCCTTAGACACTAACATAGAAGAAATAATTAATATGAACACAGTGAAGTTAGAGTCTCGCTATCCAGGCGGGTTTGATGCTTTTCGTTCAGAGAATAGAAAAGAGGGTGATATATAGTGAGTGATTTTTTAAAAGATATAATTAAAACAACAGGAAATGAATATGCAGCTCTTGTGAGTGATGGTGTAGAAGCTGGTGATGTAGATTCATTTATTGATTCTGGATCATACATTTTCAATGCTCTTTTGAGTGGTTCTATTTATGGTGGTTTACCAGCAAATAAAATTACAGCCATTGCTGGTGAGTCGGCAACTGGTAAGACATTCTTTGTGATGGGTATGGTCAAAAGTTTCTTAGATCAAAATCCAGATGCTGGTGTTCTTTACTTTGAAAGTGAAAGTGCAATTACACAACAAATGGTAATTGATAGAGGTATTGACCCACAGAGAATGGTTATCATTCCTGTAACAACAGTACAGGAGTTTCGTACTCAAGCTATTAAAATACTTGATTCTTATTTGGATAGAAAAGAAGATGATCGTAAACCTATTCTTTTATGTCTTGATTCCTTGGGTATGCTTTCTACAACTAAAGAAGTAGAAGATACGTCTGATGGTAAAGAGACAAGAGATATGACACGGGCACAAGTTCTTAAAGCTGCATTTCGTGTTTTGACTCTGAAACTTGGTAGGGCAAAAGTTCCTATGGTTGTCACTAATCACACATATGACTCAATGGGTTCTATGTTCCCAACAAAAGAAATGGGTGGTGGTTCTGGATTAAAATATGCAGCATCATCTATTATATTCTTATCTAAAAAGAAAGATAAAGATGGTACAGAAGTTGTTGGTAACATTGTACACTGTAAAAATCATAAGTCACGTTTGACCATTGAAAACAAAATGGTAGACGTTAGATTGTCTTATGAAAAAGGTCTTGATAGATATTATGGTCTATTAGAACTAGCAGTTAAGTATGGTATCTTCAAACAAGTATCTACTCGTATTGAATTGCCTGATGGTAAAACACAGTTTGGTAAAACTATTATTAATAATCCAGAAGAATACTTTACAGAAGAAGTTATGAAACAATTGGATGATGCAGCTGAAAAGGAGTTTAAGTATGGAAACATACGTTCAGAAGTATGATAATATACTACCAGATTCGTTGTGTAATTCTTTAATTAAAAAGTTTGAAAACAATCCAGATCAGTATGAGAAACATCAACAAGGTGAAATGTCTTTTACCCAGATCAATCTACTAAAACATAAAGATTGGTTTAGTGATGCTGAAACTATTGCTAATATTTTATATGGTTGTGTAGAACGATACAAAAAAGATTGTAATATAATTGGTAATATGTGGCCTGATAAATATAGTCTTGAACCTCTAAGAATGAAAAGATATTTACCAGATGGTACTGATCAATTTGGAAATCATGTTGATGTGAATAGTCACGAATCTGCAAGACGATTTCTAGTATTCTTTTTGTACCTAGATGATAATGAAAAGGGAAGTACATCATTTCCACAACACGATATATCATCTGAATGTAAAAAGGGTTCTTGTTTAATATTTCCACCAATGTGGCCTTGGCTTCATGCTGGTGAGAAACCAATAGATAAACCCAAATATATTATAGGAAGTTATTTGCACTATGTCTAATGAATTTGTAAAAGTATATCACAATGCTATACCAGATGATTTCTGTGATAAAATGATAAAACAATATGAAGATAATCCACAACAGTATTATCATCAAGACAGAAAAAACAAAGCTCGTGATTTTAAAATGTCTTTCTCACAAATTCATATACAGGAACATGGTATATGGAAAAGTGATGTTGAACGTCTAACGAATATATATAAGACTTATTTAGAAATATATAAAAAAGATTGTGCTA